TGGGAGAGCAGGATGGACGAAGATTGCACGAAAGAAGTACCCGTTCCTGGTGGACACCTCCATCTTCTGCCGACACATCAGCCCGGACGGGACGATGTACCCGCCGCAGAACATGATGCCGAACCCCGAGAAGCGGAAGAAGTAGGTCTACCTCCGCTGGGCGTCGCCGTGCATGATGGTGTCGGAACAGCAGAGTCGCTAGGGTAGGAGAGCGCCGTGGCATCAGGCGACCCCATATATTCCGTTACTGGTGGTGCTGGCGACGGCTATCTGCTCAGTTCCAACGACACCTATGCCACCGCCCGCAGCGGTTCGTCGCTCAGTGTGGATGTAAATGGTGCGACCGCGCTCACGGGCCAGCGCAAGGGCACCTCGCCCGCAGGTTTCTCATGCTACGAGTTCTTCGTCGCTTGGGACACGAGCGTCATCCCCGACAATGCACGCATCACCGGCGCGACCATCGGTCTGAACGCGCACGCGGACTCTGATGCCGATGCCGTCGATGACATCAACTGTTACCTGCGGGACTGGGGCGTGGGCCTCGCTCCCGAAGACTGGGTGCCGGGAGCCGACCTCGGCGGACTGACGCTGCTCGCCCATCTGCACCATGCGGCGAGGAGCGCGGGGACGTACTACGACTTCACCTCCGAATCCGCACTCCTCACGAGCATCAGCACCACCGGCACCCTTCGGGTCGTCTTTGCCTGCGCGAACCTCGTGGCGGGAACCGAGCCGTCCACTACCTATCAGCGCGCCACCTGGCATCAGGCAGAATCCGCCAACGAGGCACCGAGGCTCGTCGTCACCTACGAGGTGCCCGACGTATCGGTGACCGAGTCCGTCACCGTCACCGAGGCCGTGACTATCAGTTTCGGGGCTACCCTCAAGCCTGCCGCGAACGGCGATGACTGGTTCATCACAAGCACCACCACGTTCACTGATTCGACGTACTGCGCTTTCGGCAAGACGGGTTCCAACCCTGATTTGACGGGCATCCGCTTCCCCAACGTCACCATCCCCGCTGGCTCGACCATCACGGGCGCGTACCTAGAAGTCATGTCTGCGGGGAACATCGGTGCGGCGAACACCGACCGCCTGGTTCACTTCGCGGCGGTGGACAACGCAGGAGCAGCACCGACCGACCACGATGGACACCACACCTACTTCGCGGCGGTCACGAGCGATGTGGCTTGGCGACCAGAGGCGTGGACACAGGGTTCCACCTATCAGAGTCCGAGCCTCATCACGCCCCTACAGGCGGTAATCAGTCGCGCTGGCTGGGCCAGTGGCAACACGCTCGCGCTGGAACTGACGGGCAGCACGACAGTCTCCGATGTGAGTAATGCCTTCTATTCCTACAACCACGCGAGCAATCCCGAACCGAAACTGATCGTCACCTATGTCGCCCCGCTCTCCATCTCCGTCGCAGACACGGTCACCGTCTCCGAGGCCGTGACCGTCAGCCCATCCGTCACCATCTCCGTCTCCGATACCCTAAGCGTCTTCGAGGCCGTCAGGGTCGGCGATAGGGGTATGCTCACAGTCAGGTCAACGGCAGGCGACGGCTACATCGGGCACGAGAGTACATCTTGGTCGCACGCACGGGACGGCACCGACCCTGCGAACATCAACTACACGACTCAGGACTACGGTTGTCGGACTTGGCTCAACGGCAGTATCTATCAGTGTATTCGTGCCTTTCTCGCCTTCGACACATCAACCCTCCCTGATGGTTGCACCACTACGTCTGCGAGTCTGATCTTCTATTCGGCTGGCTCGTGGGCTGCGGGCGCGGGGATGGATGTCTTCGAGGGCACCCAAGCGAGCACGACCGAACTCGTCGCTGCTGATTACCAGGCATTCGGTTCCACGGCGCTCGCCACGAGAGTCACCACATGGAACATCCCAGCGTGGAACACCGTGGCGCTGAACGCGGCGGGCTTGGCGCTGGTTTCGAGCACGGGGTATACGCAGTACTGTCTGCGCGAATCACGCGACACCGACAACACCACGCCAGATAGTACCGCCTACCGCTTCCAGCCCGTCTTCTCCCAAACGGCAGGTTTCGGGCCGAAACTCACTCTCAACTACATGGCCCCGCTCTCCATCTCCGTCGCCGACTCCGTCACCGTCACCGAGGCCGCCACGGCTGCCGTCGAGGGTGAAGGGGCAGCCGACCTCACAGTGAGTGTTGCCGACACGGTGACGCTGTCCGAATCGCTCACCAGCGGTGCCATCCCGAACATCACCTTGACGCAGGGGGTGACGGTCGCCGAGGCGCTCGCGCTCTCGCTGACCTCGTTCATCAGCGCGGTCGATACCGCGAACATCGCCGATGTGCTCACCATCCACGGCCCGCCGAACGCCTCGGTCGCCGACGCTGCGACCCTATCAGAGTCGGCGGTGGTGGCAGTCCAGCAGGCCACGCCGCTCTCCATCTCCGTTTCTGATAGCGTCACGGTATCCGAGGCAGTCGCCCTTACCATCCGTCCCCCGTGGTTCCTCGTGGACGCGCTCACCGCGCAGGTCGGGGCAGTCGTCAGCGGGGCGTACACCGACACATGGGCGCAGGACGGCACGCTGCTGACGCTCTCCGAGGTTCAGAACGCCGTCCCGGCCTTCACCTACGATTTCATCTTCAACAACATCGACCCCGACGACGAGGTTGGCGAGTCCAAGCGCGTCCACCTCTACGGCTACTACAAGGGCAATCCCGCCCACAACGTCAAAGTCCAGCAGTACAACTACACGACCTTGGGCTGGACGAACCTCACCGCAGCGACCGACGACATCCCCTCGGCGACATCTTCCTCGGCGTACTCGTGGCCCGTCTTCACCACATCCGACTACATCTCCTCGGCTCTCGGGCAGATGCAGATTCGCATCACGCACACCGATGGCAACGGCGTCTCGACCCACCAACTCATCATCGATAACCTGCACATCTCCGAGGAGATCGAAATCTCCACGATCTCGGATGTGACCGTCAGCGATGTAGCGAGCATCGGCGGCATCCCGAACATCCCGGTGAGCGATTCGGTGAGCGTGGGCGACGCCGCCACCGTCCGATTCGATGCGTCCATCAGCGTTACCGATGGCGTCACGGTCGGGGAAGCGGCACAGGTCGGCAACGTCGCGCCCATATCGGTAGCGGAGAGCGTGACCGTCTCCGACGAGGCATCGCTCCTGCTCCCCGAGGCGGGGCTGCTCTACATCAGCGCATCGGAGACGGTGAGCGTATCCGAGGCCGTCACGGTCGCGTTGGGCGAACGCCCCGCGCTGAACCTGAGCGTCGCAGACACGGTCACGGTATCCGAGGCCGCCACGCTCTCCATCACGGCGGTCGTGCCTCTGAGCATCTCCGTCTCGGACACGGCGAGCATCAGCGAGGCGGTATCGCTCAACTTCGGCGTCGTGCCCGACCTTTCGGCGAGCGGGAGCGATACGGCGACCGTCACCGACGCCGCCACCGTCGCCGTCGCAGAGCCGCAGACCCCGCAGATCGCCGTCAGCGAGTCGGTCACGGTCACGGACGTAGCCACGCTGCTGCTGCCCGAACTCTACCTGCACATCACGCAGGGCGTCACCGTCACCGAGTACGTCCGCCTCTACATCCCCATCTACGGTGCGGACATGGGCAAGATGACCGGGTCGATGACGGGCCGCAAGCGGCTTGGCAGCGGCATGATAATCCGAACGCGGATGTCGGGTGACATGGATGCCCTCTGACGACAGCCGATACACGATGCTAGGATGGCTTAGGCCGAGGGAAAGGGCGCGTCATGGCTGTTCTGTACGCTGGTAGCACGAACGTCGTCTACTACACGCCACGGGTCGATGGCGTCCCAGTCGAGGGCGATACGATGGCTGTGACGATCCTCGACGCTGCTGGGGACGAGGTCACTATCGCTGGCACCCCTGCGTGGGACGCCGCCTACGTCAACGATGACGGTGAACTCGGGGCGTACACGCTCGTCATCGAGTACGACGAATGTACGAGCACCCACATCGGCACCGATTGGGAGTTCGAGTGGCTCTGGACATATGTGGTCGATGCCGTCACCCAGACCCTCTCCGATTACGAGACGGTTCCCGTGGTCAAGGGTTCGACGGCGGTGCCCGAACTCACCGTGGGCGAGAACACCTACGTCACGCTGGCGGAGGCGAATGCCTACATGCTGACGCGGATAGGAGCCGAGACATGGCTCTCCGCCTCCGACGCCGACAACGCCGCCGCGCTCATCATGGCTACCAGACGGATCGATTCGGAACGGTTGCGGGGCATCAAGTACGACGACGAGCAGGTGCTCGAGTTCCCGCGCCTCATGTGGGGCAAGGGCGAGCAGCGATACTCCGAGGAACACGAGCGGTACACCTCTATCGCCCCGAACGCCGGCTGGATCGGCGAGGAGGAAGTCCCGCAGGCCATCAAGGATGCGGAGTGCGAAGAGGCCTTGGACATCCTCAAGTCGGTAGCCCAGACGACCGATCGGATCGCGCTGCAGGCACAGGGCGTCACGAGCGTCCGCATCGGTGACTTCTACGAGACATACGGTGCCGGCGGGCGCTCGGCTGTCACCAAGACGGCGATGCGTTCCTCCGACGCCACGCTTCTGATGCGTCCGTACCTGGCAGGGAACGCGGCCTTCGTATGATCAGCGACTACCTCAACCAGTCAGCGACTCTGAAGCGGTCGGGCACGATCTCCGTCGACGGCTCGCGTGCCTATACCGATGTCCCCATCGTCTGCCGTTTCGAGCCGAAGACCCGTCAGTTCACGAGTGAGAAGGGCGAGGTCGTCCAGAGTCAGGCGGCTATCTACACCATCACTCCCGTGAAGATCGGCGACAGCATCGTCTATGCGGGCCGCACCTGGGTCGTGCAGGCCGTCTTCGAGCGATGGGGCATGGATTCCCTGTCGCACTACGAGGTGTGGCTCTGATGCCGAGCTGGTGGAACTCACAGGCCGTCATCGATGCGGCGAAAGAAGGGCTGCGCGAGGCGTCCGAGGACGAGATGATCTTCATGGGAAACACCGCTCAGGCCCGTACTCCCCGCAAGACGGGCGCACTGCGGAACTCGGCACGGCTCGAGAGCTTCGGTGGCATGGACATGACGTTGAAGTACGGGAACTCCAAGGTCGACTATGCCGTCATCCGCGAGATGGTCGAGGCGAGGCACTACACCACTACGGGTACGCACTCCAAGTATCTGACGACAGGGTTCCTGCGGGTCTTCGGGGACATGGCGTCCGGGCGCGTGAACCAGACCACGTTCAAGCGCATCGAAGCGAAGGTGCGGATGAGATTGAAGATGCCGATATGACGATCGCAGCCGATGCATCAGCCCTGAGCACCATTCTCAGCACCACCGTCTACTACGGGTTCACGCCAGACGAGGCGGACGGGTCGCTCGACACCCTCCTCTCGCTCGTGGACTACCCGAGTCATCCCCCCACTCACGAGTTCGGACAGGCCATGCCGGCGTTTACCCCCTACGGTATTACCGTGTGGGCGCGGGCAGCCACCCAGGCCGACGCGAGAACCCTCTGCGATTCGGGGTATTCCGCGCTGCTGGCGATGGGTTATCTTGCAATCAGCCCGACCATGTCGATGGGTCGGGATGATGTAGGTCGCTGGATTGCAGCGGCACAGGTGGAAGCCGTTGACATCAGCGGTTCCTAACTCTCAGGAAGGAGAGGTAGACCAATGGCGAAGATGCTAGGCAAGGACGGGATGGTGAAGATCGGGGACAGCCTCACGAGCGTTGTCGCTGCGTTGAACGAGTGGTCACTTACGTCCAACGCCGACCGCATCGAGGTCACCTCGTTCGGAGCCACTGACAAGGAGTACCTGGCTGGCTTCAAGGAGTCGACGCTCAGGTTCTCAGGCTTCTACGACGACGCGGACACGTTCCAGGGAGATCTCCACGAGGCGTTCGCTGATGGCAGCGAAGTCCATGTGGCCCTCTTCACGGACACGGACAGCGGCTTCCAGGGTTCTGGGGTCGTCGTCAGCCGCGAGGTCACCACGGGCGTTGCGGGTGCCGTGACCTGTACCTTCGAGATCGCAGTCAACGGCGCGGTGATTCCGTTCGCCGGGACGCCAGCGACTCCGTAGCATGAGGATGGGGGAGTTCCATGCGTGAGACGAAGGTGAAGATCGGCAAGCCGTACACGTTGGCGTTCGGGACGAAGGCTCTCCGCCGCTTTGAGCGTGAGTCGGACATCCCGATCAACGAACTCGGGAATCGCTTCGGGGTGGACACGATCGCCTGCCTGCTCTACGCGGGCATGGTGTATCACCACCCCGAGGTGACGATGGATGACATCGATGAGATGCTCGACACGTTCCTTGAGAAGGGCGGCGATATCGAGCCTGTGATCAACGGTATCTCGGATGCTGTTGTGAGCAGCGGGTGGTTCGCCAACCCTACGAAAGCGGCACCTACAGCGAAGGCCTCTTCCGAGACGCCTGCAGAGTAGGTCTGCCGCCAACCGAGTTCTGGCAACTCGACCCGCTGGAACTCGGAGAGGTGTTCGCCGGGTACGGATGGCGGGCGAAGCAACTCGCCATCTCAACCGCCTGGTATACGGCGGCGTTCACCAATGGCTCAGAAGGGTTGCCCGACCTCGCCGAGCTTCTCTCGGATGAACCTGCGGCCCGTGAGGAACCGAGCACCGAGGAGTTCCATCGCAGGATGAAGCGGTTCGGATGGGAGTGAGCCGATGCTAGTCGGCGAGGTAGAGGCAAGACTCAATCTCAATACCACCCCTTTCGAGACGAAGCTTGCTGGGGCTAAGAAGACCCTGGCGGGACTCGTATCGAAGCAGATCGTCATCCCCACCAAGCTCGCCAAGCCCCTGCAGCTCACGGGCTACAAGCATCGGGCTATCGGCATCGACACCTATCTGAAGCCGCCGAAAGACCTCACTGCGGCTCAGATCAAGATGCCCACGCAGACGGGCAAGACTGGCGCACTCGACATGGTCGAGCGGGAGTCTCGCGTCCGCTCATCGCTGATGAGGCAGCAGCAGCGCGAGTGGAAGTCGATGAACAGCGAAGCCTCGAGGGACAACGCCTCTCGGATCAAGCAGGCTGACGCGGCTGCCAAGGTCATCGCGAAAGAGACGACTGCCGTCGCCAAGCTGACTGATGCGACGAAGCGCGGGGGCGCGGCGGTAGCCGAGTTCAGTCGCATCTCGCCTTCGCTCACGAAGACCTCGGACATCTCCCGCGAGATAGGCGTACTGACGAAGGCCAAGGCCGACATCACCAAGCAGATGGGCAAGGTCGGCGGCATGGGAGCCAAGCCCGGTGGTCTGACCATTCTCACCCCACGCGACCAGGCAGACGCACAGGCCGCGATCGCCAAGATAGATACCGCACTCGGGGGATTGAACCAGAGGCTCGACGCCGCTCGAGGGAAAACGGAGGCTGCTGAAGGGTCGTTCTCAACCCTGTGGCGCACCATGAAGAAGGCCGCTGGCGTCTTCATCGGCATCATGGCGTTGAAAGCCGCCATGGAGGGAATCGGTGCGGCAATACGAGCGGCAGTAGCCGAGGGCGCTCGCTTCGAGGTCATCACCATTGCCTTCCAGAAGCTCTACGGCGGCGTCCAAGCCGCCAAGACGATGCTGCAAGACCTCGCGAACTTCGCTTCGCGCACGCCGTTCGAGTTGGTCGACGTAGAGCAGCAGGCGATGCGTCTGAAGGCCTACGGATTCGCCGCAGAACAGGTGATACCGATCCTCACGGATGTCGGCGACGCCGCAGCCGCACTCGGGACTGGAGCGGAAGGCATCAACCGCATCACGTTGGCCCTCGGTCAGATGCGCTCCGCCGGCAGGGTCAATTCTCGTGACATGCTGCAGCTCACCGAGGCGTTCATTCCAGCCTGGGATCTCATCGGTCAGGCGATGGGCAAGACTGCGGGCGAAGTCCGTGACCTCACCGAGAAGGGGCTGATCCCCTCAGCTCAGGCCATCAAGGCTATCCGAGCTGGTATGCAGCAGCGATTCGGCGGCATGATGGAAGAGCAGATGAAGACGCTGGTGGGTCAGTGGTCGAACTTCAAGGACAAGATCACGCTCGCCGCCCGTGCCGTGGGAACAGAGATGCTGCCGGCGCTGAAGGACTTCGTCGCCCTAGCGGCGGGCTACCTCCCACAGATCACGAAGTTCCTGAAGGATACCGTGACTGGGGCCAACGATCTCGGCAAGGCTCTCAAGACCCTGGGAGCTATCCTACAGGCTCTCTGGGCTGGGATCGCCCCGATAGTGAAGGCATTCAGCGACCTCGGCAGTATGTGGGCCTCATTGCTCGCATTCAACATGCCCGGTCTGTTCCAGAAGATCCGCGACCATTCACAGGTGGCGGCCCTCTTCGTGCTCTCGCTCTACGGCGGATACACCCTGCTTATCAAGGGCATCGTCGCTGCCAGTCTTGCTGTCGATAAGCTCGCCCTCTCATGGATTCGTGTCGGCTTCGCTGCGAAAGCCGCCACGACAGCACAGATATACGCGATCGCGGAAGCTCAGGGAGCGGCAGCCGCTGGAGCTACTGGTGCTGGCGCTGCCGGCGCGGGAGCAGCAGGAGGCGCTGGGGCAGCCGGCGGAGCCATCGGAGTGGTCGGTGGAGTGGCACTCGTCGCGGGTCTGATAACCGCAATCACCAAGGTCATCTACTCGGCAGCCGACCAAGCCTTCGGGAAGAACCCGGCAAAGACCGAGGGTGAGGGATGGCAGAAGTTCTACGACTTCACGAAGAAAGTCCCTATGGGCGCTCTCGGGACAGCCGTCCCCTCTTGGATCGCGGGTCAGATGGCGGGACTCGCTGGGGAGCCAGTGGACACGAGGTCGCCCGAGGCACGCAAGAGGGCTGCGGCGGAACCCAAGATACAGACGCCGAAGCAGCAGGCGATTGCCCAGGTGAAGGAAGCCAGGAAGATGCTCGAGGCGATAGAGGCCGAGGGCGGGAAGGGCACCAAAGCCTGGATCGATGCCAACGCCCAGCTCCAGCGATCCCTCGAGAACCTGACGAACGTCACTGGGCGCTATAGCTTCTCGATCGATGAAGCGAAGGCGGCCTCAACTCGGTTCGCCGAAGCCGTGAAGGACATCAAGGTCGAAGGTCTGTCCGATCTCCAGTCGACCGAGAAGAACGCCTACGAGACAGCCATCAAAGCTGCGGAGGCACGGCAGAAGGTCACGCAGGCGACCAAGGACTTCGGCGCTACCTCGGGTCAGGCCAAAGTGGCGGTATTGGAGGCAGCAGCCGCAGAGGCACAGGCTGCATCGGCCCTGAATCTGTACAAGGAAGCGTGGGTCGCTTCCACACTCCAGACTCAATATGGCGGCGAAACCGCCATCTGGGCAGCCGAAGCGGCGGTCGGTGGCGCGACAGCCGCCGCTGCAGCACAAGGACAGCTTGCCGGCGTCCTGAACGGCACCGCTGCAGCTTGGATGAACGTGGCAGCCGCTGCCATAGCCGCTGCACAGGCCGAAGGATATGCAGCGGACGTACAAGCCCAGCGTGGCTTCATCCAAGGCGAGATCGCGTACATAAATGAGATTGGTGAAACGAAGAAGCGAGCCGAAGCCCTTGCGGCAGCGCAGGAACGCTTGAGGAATTTCAAGCCAGTGAAGGTCAGCGTCCCGAAGTTGGATGGCGGTGGCGGCGGCGGCGGTGGTGGAGGAGCGGCGTCGGCAGCGAACAAGATCAAGGACGCCATCTCCAAGCTCCGCGACCTCATGGGCGATGTGGTCGACAAGGCGAAGCAACTCGCCGAGCGGTTCAAGGACGCCGCCCGCGAGGCTGCGAACGCTGCCGGCGCGATCGGGGAGCGCCCCGAGCGCAAGCGCGTGAGCGGCCTGACGGCAGCGGCACGGGCACAGGTCAGGAAGCTCGCGAAGTACCGCGACGCCCTGCTCAAGCTCAAGGGCACGATGCCCTCGGATGTCTTCTCCGAGATCGTCGCCGCCGGCACGGGCGCGATGGACGAGGTCATCAGGCTCGCCCGTGGCTCCACGAGCCAGTGGGTGAAGCTCATGCAGCAGCGGGCCGCTATCGGCAAGCAGATCGCGTCCGTGACGATGGCAGGCGAGATAGAGACTACCCGTGGTGAGATTGCGGCATCCGCCTACAAGACGGCACGCGAGGCTGGGGCGAACGTCACCATCAACTTCGGCGGCGTCACCATCGGCAGCGGCATGAGCGCGGAGCAGTTCGCCGCGAAACTGGCGACTATCATCAACCGTGAACTGGCGGCAGCGGGAGTGGTGGGATAGATGGCGTTCTCATTCAAGGAGATAACCTCCGTCTCGATGGGACTCGGGACTACGGACATCCGACGCGGCGTGCTGCCCGAGATGGCGAACGTCACGCAGGATGTTCCCGGGTACGCGGGCACCGTGTTCATGCGGAACGACATCCGCCCGCGCCTCATCGAGATAGATGTGAACTTCACAGGCTCCTCGGTCGCGGATGCCATGACCGACACGCACACGCTCGCCCAGTGGCTCTACTCGACCACGCCCGAACTGCTCACGTTCGATGACGAACCCGACCTGCTCTATTACGCGGTGCTCGACGGATCGACGGACTTGGAAGCCATCGGTGCGTTCCGTCGCGGCACGCTGCGGTTCATCTGCACCGATCCGTTCGCCTATGCCGACACGGACGACAGCACGAACATCACCGAGGGCGCTAACAGCATCAGCAACGCGGGTGGGATGTACGCCTTCCCGGTCATCGAGGCGACCATCGACGCGGACTCGACGTTCGTATCCGTGAGCAGCGAGGAGACGGGCGAGTACGTCCATGTCGGCGATGTCACGGGTGTCTCGGGGACTCCTGCGACGCCCGACACCCCGACTGGTGTGGCGATGCACGAGGCGTTCAATGACATCAGCGGGTGGGCATCCTCGACGCTGAAGCCGCTCTACAACATGACCTTCAAGACGCCGACCGTGAATATGGACGACCACGCAGACAACCCGATGGTCATGGGGCAGACGGGCAGTTCCATCTCCCCGGACTATGGGGACGGCGACATCGGCACAGGCGCAGGTTGGCACGGGCCGACCATCACGAAGTCCCTCCCTGCTGGGCCGTTGGCTCCCGCGACCAACTTCATCGTGACTACGCTGTTCCAACTGGGGTCGTACCCAACGAACCTGAACGAGTTGGGCAGCATCACCATCCTACTCATCAATGGCGATGGTAATGTCTTCGCCCACATCGGGATGGCGGATGCGTGGGATACGGGCACGCAGTTGATGGCGACGGCCTTCGTGGGGACGCAGCAGGTCGCGCATGGCGTCCATCCGCAGGGGATGTACCTCTGGAACAACTGCTACTTCCCTCAGAACAGCGGCAAGATGCAGGTGATGAGGAATGTGGACACCTGGCAGTTCTTCTTCCAGGCGCAGAATACCTATGCGTGGACGATGACGCTTCCCGATATCGGCACCGACGACCTCGCCGCCATCGGTGTCAACATGATGGGCTATGCCGCCTACGACACGCCCACGATAGTCGAGGGTCTAGCCACGGCGACCTTCGAGGTGAGCGACATCGTCGTGGAGAACCTCGGCGACACCGTGTTCTCGGGCGGGTACTACTTCCTCGACGGGGACACCATCAAGTTCGACCATCGGCAGGGCGTCGTCATGCTGAAGCGATCCGGGGAATCGGACTACACGCCATACAGTCGCGTCCCATCCGACTTGGGCGGGAACATCCCGATGAACGCGCTGGTCGATCTCGGATCGTCCTTCTTCTACCTCCCCACGGGCAGCAGCACGGTCAACGTCCTCGCCGACACGGGCGTAGGCATCACAGGGACGGTCACGCTCACGAAGCGTTGGTTGTAGATGGCCTTCACTCTCCGCGCCATCGGCGATGGGATGCTATCGAACGCCATCACCTATGCCACCGTTGGAGTGCCTGACGGGACGCAGGAGCATGACTTCATCCTCGTCTGGTTGACGCGAGCCAATGCCACGGACGCGAGCACCGTGCCCGAGGACTGGAACCTGCTGTGCAAGTCCGCCATCGGCGACCACGCGAACCAGACCGTGTGGGTGTACTACAAGGTAGCCACCGCCAGCGAGCCGACCGACTACACATGGGACTGGGGCGCTACCAGCGTCAAGACGCAGGGCCGCATATTCGGCTTCTACGGCGACTATGACCCAGACGACCCCATCGACACCTACTCGAACACGCTTTACACGACATCCAACTCGACCTGCCGTGCCGCGAGCATCGCTGTCGAAGCGGTGGATTCACCGCTGCTCGTGCTCATGTCCGCCTATGACGGAACGGGCGTCATCTTCAGCACGCCGACGAATCCCGCTGGCTGGACGGAGCACTACGACAGTGGGAACACGGCTCCCGACACATGGCTGGCCCTGTCCTCGCAGGTCTGGTCGGGGAGCGGGGCCACGGGCAACGTCGATGCCACGCTCACCCGTGCGTCTGGAACTCCAGAGGTCACTACCACCACCAAGCACGGAATCCTCATGGCGCTCACTCCCGGCCTCACCGACAGGAACATAACGGTGTCGGAGACTGTATCGTTGAGCGAATGGACGTTCCCTGGCTGGCT